CTGTCACTGCTGTTTTTAACTTAGAGCCAGGATTTGCTTTGCGATAAGCAGCAACTCCTTTCTTAGTCATGCCAGCACCAGATTTAGTAGGACGATAGTTAGCCCCTTTACCCTTTGTTGTTTTGGGTATTGGGTTTTCTCGTTTTCTCTTAGTCATAAGAAATATTTAAGAAATACTATTAGCTAGTTATCTATTTCTTTTTATGGATGGGCCACCCATAGAAGAGCCTTTAGTTCCTTTACCATTGGTCATTCCGCCACCAAACATTTTCTTCACATATTGTTTGTAAGACTGAACCTTGGCTTCTTTACCTGTTTCCGTTCCGCCACCAGCCATAAATTTACCGCCAGAAGCTCTTCCTTTGGTCATTTTACCGCCACCAGACATGTATTTGGTTTTTTTCTTGCCCGCCATAATTTTGCCTTAAATAAATTTATTTCTTTTTAGTAACTTTTTTTGCTGTAACTTTTTTTGGCTTTGGCTTTTTAGGCGCAGCTTTCTTAGGTTCAGCTTTTTTTGCTACTGGTTTCTTTTCTGGTGCTTTCTCTTTTGAGGGTGCTTTTTTAAGTTTAACAACAGGTAGGCTATTATTAGCCTCGTTACATTTTCTTTTTGCTTCCTCAATATTTGCTTCAGGCCCAAATACAGGCAAATAAATGCCATTATCGCCTAGTTTTAAAACATTATATTTTGGAGGGAACTCACCAGTTTCTGAAATGACATATTGTTTGTCTGTCAAATTCTTCTCCCTTAGTCAGAATACACTTTTACCATTTCTAAAATAATGGAATATGTATCCCCTGATGAATGGCCTTTTGTAGTAAAAAGGATATCTCCGTCTTTACCACTTCCTGCATTATTTGGAATGCCACCAAAATCTTTAAAGTCCATGTGTCCATTGCTGCTTTCTGCAAGTTCCATTAAAAGAACATTGGTTGAAGCATTTAAAAACAACTGAACAGACATACCTACTATCGCGTGGCTTATTCTTAACACTCTTACTTCAGAACAAGCTACGCCTTCAGCATTGGCCGCTAAAGCAGAAACATCTACTTTAGCAACCGCAGACTCGCCAGTGCCGTCACTGACATTGGTGAATTTCATAATACAGTTTCTTGGGCCATCCTGGATGGTTTGTGAGGTAACTGCATCAGCCATAATAACTCCTATTCAAAAGGTGTAGCTAATGTACCGTCACCATGAAGAAATGCTTCACAATGCCAAACAGCAGCAGTAGTGGCTTTAAGTCTGATAATTCCACCAACTGCCCATCCTTGAGCAGCAGAACCTAAGTCAATGGTGTCATCGTCACTTGCATCAGGAATAAAAGTATTTGTATCGCCAGCAGTTGCGGGATCAAAAATTTGAGCGAAACCAGAATATAAATCACTGGTGTTTTGTGTGTTGATTTGACCAGCACCACTAAACGTAGTGCCTACAATAAATGTGTACTGCAATCCAGCAGCAGCAGTAGGTAATGTTACAACAATACCAGCAGCGCGATTTAGTGTAAAAATAGCACCTGACTGAGTTGATGCTACTGAATAAGTAGCGTCTGTAACATCAACAATATTTTCATACGAAGACACATAACCTGTAGTAGTAATATTACCACTAGTATCAACGTCTAAATTTGTTGTTATTGCGCCAGTTGATGAATTTTTACTTATCTGCTCAAACCCACCTTCCGACCTAACTGGCCCATTGAAAGTTGTATTCGCCATTAATTTCTCCTAAAAGAAAAAACTCTATCATCTTGGCTTGTCTGCTAGGTCAGTTGATAGAGAAATAAATATCCCTAGATACGAAAAAAGGGAGACCCCGTTAAGAGCCTCCCTTGAGTTCTTACGAACTACCCGGTGATCCGAAAATTCCAAGTGGGTCACTTACTCCAAACGAGTATCTTTCCCTACTTTTATATCTCACATTACCAGTATCAAAGTCTCCGTCCATAGAAGTTGTCATAGGACTTCTGACAAAGTGCTTCATACCATCAGGTACATCTGTCGTAATGAAGAAAGCATTTGTATCAGTCAAGTAATGATTGACTACATAGCCTTCAGGAATTACGCCATTTGTCTTAATAGCATTAACATCATTGTCAGCCGTTCCAACTCTATAATCACTTTGCAACAATCTAGTTGCCACAAACTGAAGATCAGAAGGAACAATCAACTTTCTGGGTCTAGCTGCAATTTTAAGACCTCTTTCGTCCGTCCACTTGCCAATCTGAATAACCGCATCCTCTAAGGATGTTTCATTCAGGTCTGCTCCAGTAGACGGTCTATTAGAGTTCTTTCCGCCACTTACAAGTGGGTGTCCGTCACCACCAGTAACACCATCACCTGAAGCAGTAAATAAATTTACTCCATCACCTGATTGGAAACTGCTGGTAAACCCATTATTAAGTGGATAAACCGCTTTAACCTGTTTTGTATACGCCATTGCTCTGGCTAGTGCTTTAGTGTATCTGCCAGAAAGACTCACATAAAGATTGTCCTCCATAGCTTCTTCAGTAATGCTAAAGCCCATAGCAATAGTTTCGTGAGTATAGCGGGCCACAAAAGACTCTTGTGCAACATCATAACTGATAGCTGCGCCCTCGTCTTTAACTGGTGCCGCTCCAAAACCTGACAACTTCAACTCTTCTTCAAAACTTCTTTCAGAGTTTTCTGTTGCATAGATTTCTTCATGCTCATTTTCGTAGTTAGCGTACTCTTCTCCAAAGAGAGCATTAAGTCCGGGGAGAAGCTGCTTTAGCTCTTGCGCTCTTGAAATAGCTGCCATTATTTATCTCCCTTAACCGATACCAGTTGTATTCAACAACTGATGTCCTACGTTAAACATTACTAATACATCAGTGAAGGAGTCACCAACAGCACTGTCTGGGCCATCAACAAAGTCAATGATTTTAAGAGGAAGTGTGTTAGTGGTCGCTACAGTTGATATATCAACCGAGTTTTTGCTTCGACCAATAGATGTTGATCCAGCAGTCTGCACAATAGCACAGTTTTTGCCAAGATCATCTTGGTCTGCCGCGCCATCACATTGCATTTGCATTATCAAGAAAGGGTCAGAAGCAACATACGCTACAATGTCATCCGCAGCAGTTGAAGCTGGGAAATATTGATTAGGCGTAAATTGACCTGTAGTGGGATCAGTATAAGCGCATCCAAGAAATACACCTATAGGAGTAGCGGCAGTTGTGCCAGTATCCTTTTGAATAGTTGTATTTGGGTTGTCATCGCCCCATTTGACAAAATCGCCATAGAAAATTGAAGTTCCATAAGCGTTTTTAATCTTATAGTGCGTAACCTTTGCATTGTATGCAGCAGACACTAATGAACCTACAGGTACCGCTCCATGAGGAGTTGCACTTGAAGCCATAATTGTCTCCTGTCGGAATTAACCGACTAATAAATTAATAATAAGACTCTACGAGTCGCTACCAAAAGATGTCCTCGACTTTCGTTCAAATACGCCTTTAGGCATACGAGGATCATTTTCTTTAAAATAAATGTTATCAACAGATTCCATTTGAGTTTTTGCAATACTATTAAAATGCTCATTCCTTGCTTCCGCAAGTTCTCTTGGCATCTTACAAAGTAATTGCCCTCCCATTTCAATATTACCTTTTTCTGCCCATTCAGAATTATGATCCATCATTTGATTTTGAAGTTCTGGATGGTCTTCCAATCTACATGGTTCCCATCCTTCCCTAAACCTTCTGGACACATTAGTGTTATCAGTATTGCCTAATGTAGCAGTCCTGATATATCTAAATACCCATCCATCTTGAGGGGCGGGGTCAGGTAAGTTTGTAGGATTTTCCCAGCTTTGTATTCGCTGAGTGGCTTCTCTGCCATCTAAAGCCCTTGGGCTGCGCTCTTGTTTTGAAGACTTTTTTGGAGAACCTTCCGTCTTTTCAACGGTGTTTTCTTGCTCTGCCATTATGCCTCCTTCAATAACTGATTAGCATACTGTTCTGGTGTAATCCCTAGTTGCCGAGCTAGTGCTACTTGGGCTTTGTTCAGACGTATTTGCGTGGGTTTTTTGTTTCCGCTATCCCTCGTTGCGGATGCGACAACCGTTTGTGGCTGTCTTCTTGGAGTCCCGGTATCAACGACCATTTCTGAATCGCTTTCTTGTTGAACTCCAAAGAATTTAGGAAATCTTTGTTTCATTGAACTATCTACCGATGAATAATATTCATCAGGATTATTCTCTGGGAGAATGCCTTCGTTACGAAGACTTACATCTATAGCCAATGCATAAGCAGTCATTTCTTGTTGAAATGGCTCTTGCCCCATAAACCAGGGGTTTTGTCTTGCCCACTTGTCCATATCTGGATCAAGGTTTTTCTTTGGCTGTGCAATGTTTTGAGTAGGCTCAACTGGCATACTCTGAATTATATGATTCTGAACCTGCTGCGCTGTTTGACCAGCCTGTTGTTCTGCAAGAGTGGCTTTAGACAAAAGCTCTTGAGCTTGTGCCATTGCTTCAGCATCACCCTCATCATAAGCCTTTTTATACTTTTCGGTTGCGCTTTGTTTTGCCCACAACGCATTATTGTATGCAGTCTGGTTTAATACGTTTCCGCCCTGCTCAACCATTTGCTGTAATCGCTGGTTTTCCTGCATTACAGTTTGAAGTCTTTGCGCTGCTTCTTGTGCTACTTGTTCAGAAGTTTCTTTAGCTCTACGCTCTTCGTGATACTGATATTTTATTTCATTGATTCGATCTGAAGCTCTTTGGCTATAATTAGATATTTCAGCATCTACTTCATCATTATCAACTTTAGCACTTTTAGGTTTTGGCTTTTCTTCAACAAAATCATCTACAACCTGAACTTCTATTTCATCAGATGGCTCTGAGTTTATTTCAGTAGTAACTCCAAAAAATTTATCTTCTGAAGATTGAGGGCCAGTATCAATAGGCTCTTCATTTATAATTTCAGTTTTACTCACGCTCTTACAACTCCTGTAGGATCATCAACAACTGCTTCCACAGTGTCATCGTTAATTAAACGAAACTCTTGTCCATACATTTTTATACGAGTGCCTGAGTAAGCTCTAAAAACAACCCAATCTTCTAACTGACACCAAGGCCCGTTAGGAAATCGCTTTTCATCTTTATAGCATTCGCTACCCATTTTAAGAACGTATCCACATATATTAGATAATTCTTCATCTTTAATAGTGGATGATGCCTTTAATATACCGCCTTTAGTTTTTTCATCTGCTGAAGGCATCGCGACCAGTATTTTCCATCCTTTAGGGTCTGGAAGCTGGCTTCTAATCTTTTTATCAACTGGAGGCTTTTTAACGCTCTCTGGCTCTGGTATATCTTGTAACGCTTCTTCGCTCATTCAAAACCTTTAAGGACTTGAGTTTCTGTTATTCTTGGATGTTTTTTTCTACCCAATCCAACAATTCTCGTTCAGCTAACGCCAATCCTTCTATTATCCCAGACATCTTCTGGTACTCAGCATAGTCCTTACAAGCACCAGTAGAAACATGATCGGCATGTTGATTCATAACTTCTCGCAAACGCTTTTTCATAAACTCAGAAAGAGATAACCTTTCCATGCTTATTGCTTGCTGTGCGATATTGTTACTCATTCGTATTGCTATCTTTTGCGATATCTATGCCGATGTCAACACCTTTTTGATAATCCTCTCTAGCCTGTTTATCTTTTAGCTGTTGATTCTCTAGCAAGTCGCTAGCAATACGCTGTCCTATATTTGCTCCTGCAATTTCAGCCTGTGATGAAATTCGTTCTTTTTCAAGCGCATCTCTGTTTGCTGCTTTAGCTGCATCAAGTTGCAACTTAGCTTTTCCTTCTTCAGTCTTGCGCTGAACTTCAGCTTCCTTAACAGCAACTTCCCTTTCTTTCATTTGAATTAATGGGTCTTGCTGTTGAGCTTGTATTCTTTCCTGTTCTGCTTGACCTTGCGCTGTAGCAGTAACCCTGGCTGCTGCTTGAGCAACAAGCACAGAAAGTCTCTTTTCAACATCTGGCGGTAAAGGCTCTCCTTCAGGGGGAAGTTCTGCGCCCATTTCTCGCTCTATTTCTTTTCTAAACTGCAAGGTCAAATGCTCATTCACATAAGCTGATGCCCCTGCAAGTATAGTTTGTGCTGTAGGCGAAGCCTGAACCAGTTGCATAATCTCAGGATTTTCTTGAGCAGCAACAATAGTAGCAATATGAGATTCGTGATCCTGAAAAGAAAATGCCTTAACAGGCTTGCCATTAATTAAATTCTGAACTGCTGTTGCTGGATCAACTGGCTTGATGTCATCCTCATCAGGAACAATGTCTTCAACATTCCTGATACCAAGCACCTCAAGCATTTGCCTGTGAAGTTCTGGAAGGTTATACATTTGAGGAGCAGCCTGTGCCAGTTGCATTGCTGCCTGATACTGCATAATCCTTTGAGCCATAGTTGCTGCATTAGGATCAGATACAGGAAGCACATCTATTCTTTTATCAAAGTCTTCTGCTTTAATAAACTCATCTTCATCTGTTTCATAAGGATAAGATGGGTCAGTAAAGTCTTTAATAATATTAACCAGTATATCAAACTCTTTCCTCATCGAGGCATGAAGTCTAGCCTGTACTGCGCTTAATACTTTTTGATTTCTTTCAAGCAATGCTAGCGTAGTGCCAACAGGAGCTTGATTATTCATATCTGATACTTTCATGTCAGATATGCTTGCAAACCGCCTACCCTCTTCAACTATATTTTGAAGTAGCTGATACAGGGTGCCTGATGGCTCTTTGTAAGGAAGAAACGTAATATTGTCTCTTATCGCGCCACCCGGAACATCTACATCCCTAAATTCTCCGGGCATGATGGGGGTGTCATCCCCTTTAATTCTAAGCCCTCTAGCTTTCAAGCCTCCCGGCAAATTCGATAAAGTGCCAGCATCAACCAACTGTCTTAGTATGGATGTTGCTGATTTAGCCAAACCACCTACCATATGGATCAAGCCAAACCCGTAAAATCCTAACCCTGGCAAATACTGGTAATGAACAAAATGCATTCTTCTTGTCTTCTGAGGATCATCCTCATACCAGTTTCGCCTTATGCTTAATACTATGCCGCTTGGATAATCCAACGTAACAACATAAGGAAGCGCAATACCTGTTTCATTTCCAGAGCTATCTGTATCCTCAAAGCCTTTCAAATCAAGATCAACAAGCATTTCAAGAACAGTATGCCTGTCATCATAATTAAAGGTGTTGGACTCTCCAGTTAACTCATCATACTTTTTGTTAATTTCAGAATAGTTTGATTCTGGCTCTGGAAGCTCTATATCCCTATAAAATCCACTTACCTGCATCTTGCGTATATCGTTGTTTGATTTACGCATTACATGGGTTGTTCTTTCGCAAGTGGTTAGATCGCTTGCTCCATAGTTAACAACTACATCTTCTGCCGGAACAAAGATAGAACAGGGTCTCCCCATATTCTGATCGTAATATACTTTTCTAAATGCTGACCCAGCTAAAGGCAAAGAAAACAGCATCTTTTCTGTCTCAGTCCTGTACTCAGACATTTCATAGGTAAGTAGATAATTTAGATAATTTTCTACTCGTTGCGATTGCTTTTCTTTTTCCTCTGTTATCTTTCCAACAATCTTTGTTCTTACTGGCCCTTGAGCAGGGAATAGCTCAGATATAGATTGTGACTGAAAGCGTATAACTGCTTCACTGAGCATTGGATGAAATACACCACAGGCTCCAGCCCAAGGCGTTGTTCTTTCTTCTATCTTCAGGCCAAGCTGATCCAAGCCTTTCATATAGGTTTCTTCCCACTCTTTGCGGGAATCCCTATCGCCAGTGTATTCAGATATTAGCTTGCTACCTAAACTAACTAACTCATTATCATCGATAAATTCAGTTAAATTGGAGTTAAACTGGCTCTCACCTATATCCTTTCCTTCAGGATCAAAATCTATAATCATCCCGCCATCTTCTGTTTCGATAGCTACAGAATCAGGATTCTCTATTGTGATACTTAATTCTTCTGGTTCGCTCTCTACAGTTCCTTCTATAGGCGTAGCGGGCATTCTTTCTATAGCCAAAATAACTCCTAAATACTTTTACTGATTATGCTGTTTCAACTTTTGCTGTCTAATCCACTCAGCAATTTCTTTCTTAGTCTTTATCTGCTGCTGCTGTTGTTGCTTTGCCACATCAGATATCAGTAATAATTAGCGATTCGATTATGCTGTAAAGGCTCATCCTCCTCATCACTAAACAAAGGAATAAAACCCCCCTGCCTGTATCTTAGCAATGCTTGCGTACTGCTATCAACTAAATCATCGTGTTCCATATTAGGAAACCCAGCAAACTCTTCGATAACTTCTTCTGCCCATCGCGTTTCAGGTGCCCAAATAACGCCTGATGCAAACAGGTCAGATACTGCATTAACCCTGGATATCTTGTCATTTCCCCTGCTGGGGGTGTATTCCTGAACAGGAATGCCCATAGCTCTCAATTCAAAAATTAAAGGCATACCAGCCGCTTTAGCCTCAACAATAAAAGCATCTGGGTTGTATTCTCTATACTTATCCCATGCTTTTGTTTTAAGTTCTGGAAACTCTAACCGCTCTTTGTAAGCGTCCAGAAGTATCAAATTAGGGGTAATAGTGCCTTCACTATTATCTTCGTTGTAAAAAACACCCCATGTCGTACATGCAGAGTAGTCGGCTCTTTGGTTCTTCATAAAAGCCGTATCCCATGACTGAATGATAAAATCGCATTTAGGGGGAGTCCTCCCTTCCCATACTTGCCACCATTCTCTTTTAACCAGTGCGCCTTCTTCAGAGGTCGGGTCTTGCTGATATTGAGCCATCCACTTGCTATTAGGCAGTTCAGCCCTTAAAGCAGATAACTCTTCAAAACTCCAGAACTGAGACCATAGCGGATTACCTGAAGGCAATATTGCGGGCAACTCAATAACTTCCCACTGATCTGCACCGCCTCGCTTTATGCTTGCATCAACAACCTGACCAGTAAGGTCTTTGTTGTGCCATCTCGTCATTACAACGACAATCGCGCCATTTGGCTGCAAACGCTGTCTAGGCCCAGAGGTATACCACTCATAGGTACGATTGAATACATTGATATCTGCGCTGGCACCTTCTTGTTCAGAATGAGGGTCATCAATCACCAAAAGATCGGCACCCTTACCCGTTACAGCACCACCAACACCGATAGCGAAGTATTCACCACCTTTATTTGTGTTCCATCTTCCCGCAGCCTTGCTATCCGCTTGCAAGCTAACATCTGGAAAGACCTCTTTGAAATCCTTACTGTTTACTAGGTTTCTAACCTTCCTGCCAAAACCAACAGCCAACTCAGCAGTATGCGCTGTCTGTATAATCTTCTTATCTGGATACTTGCCCAGAAACCAAGCAGGAAGCAGATACGAGGCGAATTCCGATTTGGTGTGTCTTGGAGGCATATTAATGATTAAACGCTTTAGATCGCCTCTGGCG